GCCGGACTGCCAAACGTCAGCGAGCTGGTTGATATGGTTTACGAGTATTGCCGGAAGCGAGGCCTGTATCCGGATGCAGAGTCTTATCCGTGGAAATCGAACGCGCACTACTGGCTGGTTACCAACCTGTATCAGAACATGCGGGCCAATGCGCTTACTGATGCGGAATTACGCCGTAAGGCCGCAGATGAGCTTGTCCATATGACTGCGAGAATTAACCGTGGTGAGGCGATCCCTGAACCAGTAAAACAACTTCCTGTCATGGGCGGCAGACCTCTAAATCGTGCACAGGCTCTGGCGAAGATCGCAGAAATCAAAGCTAAGTTCGGACTGAAAGGAGCAAGTCTATGACGGGCAAAGAAGCAATTATTCATTATCTGGAGACGCACAAGAGCTTCTGTGCGCCGGACGTTGCCGCGCTAACAGGCGCAACAGTAACCAGCATAAATCAGGCCGCGGCTAAAATGGCACGTGCAGGTCTTCTGGTTATCGAAGGTAAGGTCTGGCGAACGGTGTATTACCGGTTTGCTACCAGGGAAGAACGGGAAGGAAAGATGAGCACGAACCTGATTTTTAAGGAGTGTCGCCAGAGTGCCGCGATGAAACGGGTATTGGCGGTATATGGAGTTAAAAGGTGACCATCTACATCACTGAGCTAATAACAGGCCTGCTGGTAATCGCAGGCCTTTTTATTTGGGGGAGAGTAAATCGTGGTTGAGTTGATTTTTTCTGCATTGAGGATTCTCGGTGCTATGTGGATGGTGTCGACGTTCATTGCGGTTGTCGGAAGTTTTGTCCGGTTGGTAGGCGAAGGTAAAGACCTGGTGGGTGTGCTGTTCGGTAGCATTCTCCTGTGGGTGATTATCGGTGTTGCGCCTGTCGCTGTAGCAAAAATGGCGTGGCGTTTTGTGAGTTGAGGTGACAATGAAGCAAATATACATGCTTCGCAACGAAGCAATCAGAAACAACGCCATAGACGCAATACTCTCACTTCCGATCGACGACAAGTCACCTCACGAAGTCCACATTAAAGAACCAAAGCGGAGCAATCCTCAAAACCGCCTTATGTGGGCGTTATTGCAGGACGTATCACGTCAGGTGCTTTGGCATGGACAGAGACTTGCGCCGGAGGACTGGAAAGACCTGTTCACTGCCCTGTGGCTTAAGACCAAAAAACTGGAGCAACGAAGTGTGCCTGGTATCGATGGTGGCGTTGTCATGCTTGGCGTGCGTACCAGCAAAATGCGAAAGGCCAGCATGACTGAGCTTATCGAAATCATGTTTTGGTTCGGCTCAGAGCGCAACGTGCGGTGGAGTGATGACTCCCGGCGAGAGTATGAATGGTCACAACGAAAAGGTAGGGCTGCATGACTATCAAATCAAATACACCAGCACACGACAAGGACTGCTGGCAAACGCCGCTTTGGCTTTTTGATGCGCTGGATATTGAGTTTGGATTCTGGCTGGATTCAGCTGCGAGCGACAAAAATGCTCTGTGCGCTCACTGGCTAACTGAGGCCGACGACGCACTCAATTCTGAGTGGATAAGCCACGGTGCAATCTGGAATAACCCACCGTACAGCAATATCAGGCCGTGGGTGGAAAAAGCCGCTGAGCAGTGCATACAACAGCGACAGACGGTAGTGATGCTTGTGCCAGAGGATATGTCTGTCGGATGGTTCAGCAAGGCTCTGGAGAGTGTTGACGAAGTTCGCATTATCACTGATGGACGGATTAATTTTATCGAACCATCGACAGGGCTGGAGAAGAAGGGAAACAGTAAAGGCTCCATGCTGCTGATTTGGCGACCGTTCATCAGTCCTCGACGGATGTTTACTACCGTATCCAAAGCGGCATTGATGGCGATCGGGCAGGGCGTCAGGAGGGCGGCATGAGGCGACAGCGACGAAGTTTCACCGACATCATCTGCGAAAACTGCAAATACCTTCCAACGAAACGCTCCAGAAATAAACGCAAGCCAATCCCAAAAGAATCTGACGTAAAAACCTTCAACTACACGGCTCACCTGTGGGATATCCGGTGGCTAAGACATCGTGCGAGGAAATGACAATGGATTATTCACAGTTAAGTGATTTTGAAATTAACGTGGCGGTATTCGAAGCCATTCATAACGGATCGCCGGATTACAAAGAAGGTGAGAATGGCGATATGGTGTTTGTCTCATTTGAGGGAGACATTGTAAACGGAGACGCAGTTGAAGTAGAAGTTGAGCGCGGATCCTTTAACCCATGCGCAAACCCAGCAGACTCATGGCCGATTATTGAAAAATACAGGATTAGCATTATCAATCTCGATGAAGACGAGTGGGGTGCACGCGGTGTGGCCTACTGTAAATCTAAGCGAGCTATACATGAAAATCCCCTTCGCGCCGCCATGATTGTCTTTCTCATGATGCAGAGAATCCAATAATGCTTAGCCCATCCCAATCCCTTCAATACCAGAAAGAAAGCGTCGAGCGAGCTTTAACGTGCGCTAACTGCGGTCAGAAGCTGCATGTGCTGGAAGTTCACGTGTGTGAGCACTGCTGTGCAGAACTGATGAGCGATCCGAATAGCTCAATGTACGAGGAAGAAGACGATGAGTGATTACCTGAAATGGTATCTCTGCCACCGCTGGCTAATTAAGTTTGCTGTAAAAGACTGGATGACAGCGGATGCCAACAAACTTAAGCAAAGAAAGGACTATTACTACGCCAGAATGAAGGAAAACTACTGCTCAATTCGCACTCGCATATTTATTAAAAAAGACCTTCAGTCAATTCTTCAATTGCGAGGGAAGGTAAATGGCTAACCTACGCAAAGAAGCGCGCGGCAGAGAATGCCAGGTACGTATTTACGGCGTATGCAATGGCAATCCTGAAACTACAGTTCTGGCACATTACCGGATGGCTGGAATTTGTGGAACGGGGATGAAGCCTGACGACCTGATCGGCGCATGGGCTTGTAGTGACTGCCACGCGGAGATCGACCGACGCACAAGGATTCTCGACAACAAAGACGCCAGACTTTACCACCTCGAAGGCGTGATCAGGACGCAGGCGATACTGCTGAAGGAGGGGAAGATTAAGTCATGAACGAATATCAGTTTGTGCTTCCATACCCGCCGTCGGTGAATACCTACTGGCGAAGACGGGGAAGCCAATACTACATCAGCGATAAAGGCCAGAAATACCGAAAAGACGTTCAGCAAATCATCCACCAACTCAAGTTAGATATTTTCACCAAATCACGACTCCGCATCAAAGTAATCGCAGACGTTCCAGACTCCCGCCGCCGCGACCTAGATAACATCCTGAAGGGTTTACTCGACTCCCTTATCCATGCCGGATTTGCGGAAGACGACGAGCAATTCGATGACATTCGCGTAATTCGTGGTGTGAAAGTACCAGGCGGACGGCTTGGAATAAAAATCACCGAACTGGAGAACGCATGAACGCCACAATTCAAACGATACCAGAGCTTCTTATCCAGACACGAGGCAATCAGACCGAAGTGGCGAGGATGCTTTCCTGCGCAAGAGGAACAGTGCTCAAGTACAACCGAGACAGCAAAGGCGAGCGTCATGTAATAGTTAACGGCGTCCTGATGGTCAAACAGGGCAAGAGGGGAAGACGATGAGACTCGAAAGCGTAGCTAAATTTCATTCGCCAAAAAGCCCGATGATGAGCGACTCACTACTGGCCACAGTTTATTGGTTTTCGTAACTGAGTCATTTTATTATTTTATTGCAACTTTTAATCTTTTATAGTGCGAAATAAATGGAGCTGGCATTCATTTCGCACTTTATGTTTTTGTTGGACTTATGTTATTTTGATTGAATTCAATTCAGTTAAAAAAAGAAGGTGATTGCTCCATTTATAAATGAATAGTCATCCCCTGTCTTGAATTCTGATGTTACTTTATTAAATGCTAGTGTGAAGGCTACAGGTGCATACCCAATTGTTGCGCCAACTTGATATTCATCAACAGTTTTGTTTAGCGATACTGTTGTTTGTTTCGTCTGTATTGTTTTTCCTTCGAGAGTATAGTTGCGATTGACATCTCGTCTTTCCATACCTGCAAAAATCTTGTATTTGAATCCGCTTGTATCGGACATATGCATTAAACCACGGGGAGCCAGCAGACCAAAGCCATTATCCGAATTGAAGGTTTTATCATTACCAATGGCAATGGTTGCGCCATATGCTACATATTGAAATAAGTTTCCAGTAACAGCAGAAACTTCAGGGTATAATCCAACATTAGCACCTAAAATATCCATACTTGGTGTCATGGATAGCATCCCTTTTACAGTATAACCGTAGCGATTCTCTATTTGATCATCCCATGCATGATATTTTTCTGCCCCAATAATCTCATGAGCTTTATTTTGTACTTTCTGACCGCCTGCGTCGGGGCCAACAACACCTATGTCAGTACCTAATCGATAGCGAATCCAGTCATTCGCAAGGGAGTTCCATTCAATACCAGTGTGAGTGTATGCACTAAAAGCTCTGTCTCCAGTTACAGCTGTGTTGTGTCTTTTATTACTGCCTGATGGAGAGTAAATATCTTGCGCAATATGGAGAGATAATTGGCTCGAGTCTGAGATATCGTGGCTATATCCCAGAAATAAGCCTTGTGAGTAATCATCTCTGTTTTCATGTTTATTGCCATAAATATCATTAAGTATTGGTTGAAACTTCCCTGCATCATCATTTGCTAATGATAATGCAAGGCTGTTCGCGATAGCTGAACACGTGGTAAATGACAGAGCAATAAAGACGCCAGCGATGACACTTTTTTTCATATGTTATTGTCTTCCTTTTTTTTGAATGGTGCGCGTATTTTACATACATGAGTTTGTAATACAAGGTGCGTAATCAATATGATGTTTTATAATTGCGTGAGACAATTGATTTATTCGTTTTTTATTGCGGTTTTTATTATCTTTTAATGTAACGGTGTTTTTATTAAGTGTGTTTGCGTGGTGTTTTATGTTTTTTATAATTTTTATTTTATTAAATTTAAAAGCATTAGTAATGGCTATTCTATATAGCAATATAAGAACTGTTACAAAAAAAGGGGGGGCAATTACAGGTAGTTATGGATGATGAGTGAAACAGATATTGGAGAACCGGGGAATGAATGATGTCTGAGTCTTATATATCAGAACTCCTTCGCTGTCGCTGGGGGCTCCTGTGCTTATGTCGTTTCCCCGATTCGGTTTTGAACGATTACCGAATGTTGAAGAATTATGCCAAAATATAGAAAGGATTTACTGCATGAATACCCAATATTTACAGTATGTTCGTGAGCAACTTATGGCAGCTACTGCTGACTTGAACGGAGCAACGAAAGGCCAGCTCGAAGCCTGGCAGGAGCATGCACAATTTGATACTGGTACATACAAACGAAAGAAGCCGCGCATTCTGGATGTGGTAACTGGCAAGATGATTACGCTGGATAATACGCCGACTTCCGGTAAGCAGTCGTACGCAAAAGGTTCATCCATTGCTTTGGTCAGCCCGGTTGAATTCTCAACCTCTTCATGGCGCCGCGCGGTTTTGTCTCTCGATGAACATCAGAAAGCATGGTTGCTTTGGTGTTACAGCGAAAGCGTTCGATGGGGGCATCAGGTCACCATAACGCAATGGGCATGGAGCGAGTTTAAAGATTTGTTAAGTAACAGAAAAATTGCAGGTAAGACACTGGATCGCCTGAAGACGTTAATCTGGCTGGCTGCACAGGATGTGAAGAGCGAACTTGCAGGGCGTGAGGCCTATGAATACCAGACACTGGCATCATTGGTGGGAGTGACAACAAAAAACTGGTCCGAGACATTTACTGAACGCTGGGTTGCAATGAAGCACATTTTTCTACAGCTTGATAGTGATGCTTTATTGCTTGTGACGAGAACACGTTCAAAACAAAAGGCAGCATTTTTACAGCAAAATATTGCAAAACTGGATTAAAAGCCATATACTTCATGCAAATTTGGTATGTTGTAAAAAATGTATAAACCCGCTGCCGAGTGGGTTTTTTTTATGCCCTGAGTTGTACTTGTACGGTAAACATGCTGGCTGCTATGTAATAGAGTTTTTTTAGCCTGTAACCTCTTGACGGCATTGAATTGCTTTTGTTATGAGTTGTAAGCCAATGTTATCATCTTGTATTGGGGTGGTTATGAAGGATGGTGCGCTGCTCAGGAGTTCTTCACTTTTTATTGCCTACATGGGATGCCTTGGATGGGGGAGTGCTTATTTCTATGGATGGGGTACTTCTTTTTACTACGGCTTCCCATGGTGGATTGTAGGTGCAGGTGTTGATGATGTTGCCAGAAGTTTATTTTTTGCAGTTATCGTCATTGCTATATTTCTTATCGGTTGGGGTATTGGTGTTGTATTCTTTTTCGCAGTGAAAAGAAAACATTCTATGCAAGAGCTAAATGTATTTCGCCTTTATTTTGCTGTGGAATTATTGTTTGTGCCGGCAATTATTGAGTTTTCTATATTGAGACAGAAGATTCAGGTACCTCTTTTGCTACTGTCAGCAGCGATTGCGCTGGCGGTTACAATTTCGATAAGATCTTATGGGCGATTTTTATCGGTATCATGCTTCTATGATAAGCCATTTATAAAAAAACATTTTTTTGAGATTGTGATGATTGCTTTTGTGGCATATTTCTGGCTTTTTTCATTTCTGACAGGATATTACAAACCGCAGTTTAAGAAAGAATATGAAATGATTAATTATAATGATGGTTGGTATTATGTTCTTGCTCGCTATGATAATTGTCTGGTTTTGTCTACTTCTTTCAATGCAGGTAGTAAAAGGTTTGTGATTTATCAATCAGCACAAGATAAGAATCTTCAGGTTGATATTGTAAGGACCAGAATTTAATTGGCTGCATAAATAATATTTTAAGTTGCAAGTTGGCTATTCGTAGGAATAGAACCTTAGGCATGCTGAATGCGTTTTCTGAACATTGTTTTATAAACTGTGTCTGCTTGCTGTTGTGATCCTGCTTTTAGTGATGGTGATGATGGATTTCACCAGCAGGATAATGTTGGTACTGACTGATGGCGCTCTGGTCTGCGGCATTGTGGTATTGCTGTGGCCGATGATGAAAGAACAGAATGAATAATTCTTGACTTTTTTGTTTACTGTTTATTAAAAAATCAACCGCATGGTGAATCCTCCTTGGAGGGGCTAAATGATCGAGTTTTAAGGGCACGTAGCGAGTTCTGTTTGATCATTGCAGAACTTAGCGGGAGGCGCCATGCGTACATCACTAATGTTATTTCCTTCTATCATTTTCCTTGTGAGTTCTGGCTGCGCATGGCGCGGCCTTTTTTTTATGACCTGCCACTGGCAGATGGTCATCCTGTGATTTGATTCCGGTTCCGGCTTTTTAACTCTGTTCCTGTACACGGGAGAAATTCTATGTCGATTAATCGTTATGATATTGGTTACAAGAAGTACCACGTATTGTGTTGAGATAGAAAGCCTGGTGCCAGAGGTAAATGCAGCAGCATAATAAAAAAGAGCCAGCGCAGAAGAGAACGGGTAAAAGAGTCTGCGCTGGCGTGGGGATATTCCCCGTGGAGAAATGATATGTAACACACATCGGGAACCTTTCTATATAAACATTATCATTATTGTCAATCATAACAGTCAGGTATTATGACGTTTATGCATCAGGGCCATCAGGAATTAACTGGTGGCTTTTTATTGTTGTCAGCTTCCGGATAACGGGAGACGGGGTATGTACCAGATGGAAAAAATCACAACAGGTGTGTCATACACCACGTCAGCGGTGGGGACGGGATACTGGTTACTGCAGCTGCTGGACAAAGTCTCTCCGTCCCAGTGGGTGGCAATAGGTGTGCTGGGGAGTCTGCTGTTTGGCCTGCTGACGTATCTGACAAACCTTTATTTCAAGATTAAAGAAGATAAGCGCAAGGCTGCGAGAGGTGAATAATGCCTCCATCATTACGAAAAGCCGTTGCTGCTGCTATTGGTGGTGGGGCTGTTGCCATAGCGTCTGTGCTCATCACTGGTCCGAGTGGTGACGATGGCCTGGAAGGTGTCAGCTACATACCATACGAAGATATCGTTGGCGTATGGACTGTATGTCACGGACACACCGGAAAAGACATCATTCCCGGTAAAACGTATACCGAAGCAGAATGCAAAGCCCTCCTGAATAAAGACCTTGCCATGGTCGCCAGACAAATTAACCCGTACATCAAAGTCGATATACCGGAAACAACGCGCGGCGCTCTTTACTCGTTTGTTTACAACGTGGGCGCTGGTAATTTCAGAACATCGACGCTTCTTCGCAAAATAAACCAGGGTGATATCAAAGGCGCATGTGACCAGCTACGTCGCTGGACATACGCTGGCGGTAAGCAATGGAAAGGCCTGATGACTCGTCGTGAGATTGAGCGTGAAGTCTGTTTGTGGGGGCAGCAATGAGCAGAGTAACCGCGATTATCTCCGCTCTGATTATCTGCATCATCGTCTGCCTGTCATGGGCTGTTAATCATTACCGTGATAACGCCATCGCCTACAAAGAGCAGCGCGACAAAAACGCCAGAGAGCTGAAGCAGGCGACCGCCACCATTACTGACATGCAGCAGCGCCAGCGTGCTGCTGATGTACTCGATGCTAAATACACGAAGGAGTTAGCCAATGCGAAAGCTGAAAATGATGCTCTTCGGCGTAAGCTTGATAATGGTGGTCGGGTGCTCGTCAAAGGAAAATGCCCTGTGCCAGCCTCAGCCAAAACCTCCAGCTCCTCCGGCATGGGCAATGAGGCCACCGTCGAACTCTCTTCAGTTGCTGGACGAAACGTTCTCGGTATCCGGGACGGAATTATCCGTGACCAAACAGCACTGAGAACGCTTCAGGAGTACATCAGGACGCAATGCCTGAAATAAATTTTTTTGCAAATCACAAAGTCAATTTAATGAGCCTCGCGATGCGGGGCTTTTTTATGTCCGCAGTAAACGCGCATCTCACGCGCATATTAACGAGAGCCTTTCAGTAAGCGAGCCTGAGAAATGCCGTTATAGGTGGCGACCTCTCTCGGGCGGCTTTTCTGTGAGACAGGCTCACTTTCTAAAAGGTAAAGACGCTATGAATAATCATTCAGTTATTCCAGCCTTCGACTTCCGAGAAATGGTGCAAGCCAAAAACGGAGAGGTCGTTACCACATCCAGAAAAATTGCCAAGTACTTCGGCAAGCGACACGGTGATGTTCTCAGGAAAATCGAGCAGGTTAAGGCTGATTGCTCGCGTGAGTTTAGCCAACGCAATTTTGCGTCGGCTGATTATATCGATGAGCAGGGCAAGGTTCGCCCGATGTACAGCCTGACGAAAGATGGCTGGATCATGGTTGTGATGGGGTTCACCGGGAAAGCTGCTGCGGCAATCAAGGAGAGCTATATCGCAGCATTCAACTGGATGGCAGAGCAACTGAGCCGCCGCATGGCAATTGGCGAAGAAATGCAGCACCGCTACGCCATCAAAGAAACACGCTCAAAGCTGAAAGGTACGATCGGCAGTCGGTTAATGAACGAACGGAAGAGAGAGAAGCGTGTCCTGGCTGTCGAGCATGAATACATTTTGCAGGTGACACAGCCTGAACTGCTGATTAATTGAAGATGTCATTACAAAGCCTATCTACGGGTGGGCTTGATAATGGCTTATACCCTGCACGGGATAACTTAACTGATATCCCTTTTAACGGATAAAGGTATTCAGGCCAGACACATCATGCGCTGTATCGTCGCCGTATTCCCGCATTAACCATGACCGTAGCCCGACGGGGAACTCCTCTGCGTGAGTGTGCGGGAATAATCAAAAACGATGCACACCGGGTTTTACTGTGCTGACAGACGCAGGGTTACCCTC